ACCAAATACATATGTTAATATTGCTTATGATAATATTGTATTTCAAACTGGTTTTGGAACAGCATCCTCAATACCTACAATAGATATATTGGAACAATTCACTACAATAGGTGCTGCATCAAAACTTAACTTTATCAATACAACTGGTATTTCTGTAGACATAGTAGATAATATTCTTACAAATACCATTGATGTTACTCATACAAATACAGGAATTGTAGATGTATCTAGTGTCTTTGGACCTAGTATTACTTTAAATCAAAGTTATGCTGGACAAGTTATGGTTTTAGATACTGCTGTAACAGATATAACTCTTCCATTTAATGGTACTGTAAATATTACTACCGGTTCAGTATTTAAATTTATGAATGAAAGTTCTTCTCCTGTTATTATTTTACCAGGAAGTGGTTCAGTTATAATTAATTCATTATCAGGATTAAATTCTGTAGACGGTCCTTATGGAGTTGTAACAGCAACAAAGGTAAATTCAAATATATGGTTTCTTGAAGGAGACTTAGTTTAAAAATGTAAGTAAAAATACTTAGTAAGTTATTGCAGTTTCAATAATTTTTACTATATTATAATATATATTTATAATTTTAAAACAATGGAAAGCTGGGTAATTACAATAATCATTTTTATAGCTAGTTCAATTTTTGCTATATTTGGATACTTTTTAAAAATGATACATTCTGATGTAAGAAAAAATACAGAAGAATTAGGAAAACTAAAAGGCAAAATAGAACTAGTACAACAAGAGAATCAAATAAAATATCAAGCACTACAAGAACTAACACAACTTGAAATCAAAAACTTAGCAAAGAATGTTAGTGAATTGTCAGATGCAGTAAAGTTATTTATAGTAAATAGTAGACATGACTAATATAAAAAAAAGATGGAATGCTCCAACTCCTAAGTTCTGGAAGAATGTACAGAAGATTGCTATTGCAGTAGGTGCAGCAGCAGGAGTAGTAATAGCAGCTCCAATAACATTACCAGCAGCAGTAGTTACAGTGGCTGGTTATTTAGTAACTGCAGGAACAGTGGCAGCTACTTTATCCCAATTAACAGTAGAAGATTACAAAGATTTAGAAACAGTAATAACTAAAAAAAAGAAAAATGGCAAAGAAAGTGAAAGCCCCAGTGGAAATTAATGCTGAAGTTAAGGTAAAAAAAACCAAAGTAAGTGTTAAGAAAAAAGACAAGAAATTAGATGTAGTAGTAGATACTCCTAAAGTAGATGTAGTTCTTTCTTCTGATGAAGAAAAGAAAGAGTTTAAGTATGATGGAGAAAAATTAGATGTAACTGTTACTAAAACAGAAGAAGGGACTGAAGTAACTGTAGATGCAAAAACTTCAGCTTTAAAAAGAGTAGGTGAATGGTTAGGAAGATTTTATGCTAAAAAATTTAATAAGAAAAAATGACAGTATTAAAGAAAGGAAGCAAAGGTGAATCAGTAAAGACTTTGCAAGAATTTTTAAAACTTACAGCTGACGGAATTTTTGGTCCTAAAACAGAATCTGCAGTAAAATCTTATCAAAAGAAAAATGGTTTGGTACCTGATGGAATAGTTGGTACTAAGACTTGGGCTCACATGGGTATCCTTAATACAGATAATGCAGAGAATCTAGAAGTAGAAAAAGCTTTAGAGATTAAGAAACATTATATGACTCCAGGTACTTATTTTGCCGGTCCTGTTCCAAAACAGTGGATATTTTTACATCATACAGCAGGATGGGAAGATCCTTATCAAGTTGCTGACATGTGGGCAAGAGATAACAGAGGTAACGTAGCTACTGAATTTATACTAGGTGGACAGTCTGTTAGAAATGGTAATACCAAATATGACGGTGAATTAATTCAATGTTTTCCTGAAGGAGGATATGGGTGGCATACAGGTACAGGTAACTCTGTTATGCATAGAAATTCTGTAGCTATTGAAGTATGTTGTATGGGTCAGATAGTTAATGGAAAGACTTATGTTGGTATACCAGCAGATCCTAATCAAATAGTTAAGTTGTCTAAACCATTCCGTGGTTTTCAGTTCTGGCACAAATACTCAGATGCACAAATTACTGCATTAAAACAATGGATACTATTTGTAGCTGAGAAATATGATATTGATCCTACAGTAGGTTTAGTAGAATATGTTAAAGCAAAAGGTGCTGATGGATTTGATGTATTAGATCTTGATAGAGCTAATAAAACTCCAGGAATGTATTCTCATACTAATGTATTAAGAGGTAAAGTAGACATGTTCCCGCAGCAAGAATTAATTGATATGTTATTAAGCTTGTAATATGAAACTAAGAAACAACTGGAAACAGTCAAAGAAGCAGTGGGATAAGCTAATGATAAGATTAAGAATATCTAGTTTAGATTTATTTTCACTAGAGATAGATGTAGCAAGAGATTTTTATTTATTTACTATTCTAAACTTTACTGTTAAAAACAGATAATCTTACTCAAACTATAGTAATCCAGGTACTTTCTATACCTGGATTTTTTTTTGTTTAAATATTTCTAGTTTAAACTTTTCTTGTATATTTGTCTAAACTTTAATTAATATATTATGGAAAACCAACAAAATGAAGAACAATTGTCACCAGAACAATTAGAAGCAAGAAGAGATGAAATGAAGCAATTTTATGAAAAATCTCTTCCTTATCTTGAAGCACAATCTAAGTATGAAAAGTTATTAACTGAGATTGAAGAAGCAAGATACAAAAGAGCAACTATGCAGTTAAATTATGCTACTATGATGGCTTCTGCTCAAGGTCCTGAATTTGATGAAGAAAATGAACGAGAAGATCTTAGACAAGATTCAGTAGCACCACCAAGACCTGTACAAAAACCTGAAGCAGCAGCACCAGCTACAGGTAAAAAATTAAAAAGAGGTTAATGGCACTTGTTAATCAAGTACAGAAAAAAGTTAGAATGCCCAAATGGGATATTGTAAAATTTCAGATTTTAACTCATTGTTATATTAACCGTATAACAATGAGTGAATCTGATCTTGACTGTCTTACATTACTAAGTTTTAATCAACCAATTGAGCTAAGTAATTTTTGTCTTGATGCATCTTCAGAAGAAGATTGGATATTTAAATCTCCACAAACTGTTAGAAACAGTATAAATAAAGCTGAGAAAAGTGGACTTATAATTAAGGATTCAAGTAATAAAAAATTAATTATGCTTAATCCGAATTTAAAAGTTCAAACAGAAGGTTCTATATTATTGGACTATAAATTTTTAGGACATGATACCGAAGAAAGCAAATAGTTTATACAAAGAAATAACAGAAGAGTTTGATGTCTCTGAAGATTTAGTAGAAAGTTTAATTGAAAACTACTATAAAACATTAAGAAAAAAAATGAGTGGCTTAAGTGACTTAAGAATAAATGTAGATGGTCTTGGTCATTTTGTAATTAAGATACAGAAAGTAAAGAAGGCAATACCTCATTATGAAAAAGTTCTAGATAATCATGATACCTCAACATTCGGTGCTTATCATAACAAAAAGAGTGTAGAAGAAAAACTAGAACTTTTAAATAAAATTCATGCTAAAGCAGAAGAAGAATTATTAAAACGTAAAACATTTAAAGATGAAAAATACTCTCAAATTAATTTGGCAAAACAGGAAACAGATTCTGGAGGGGATAACTAATAGTGTTATAAGAGATGAGACAGTAGAAGAAATAGCAAGACTAAGATATTCTATTTGTGATGAATGTGAACACAAAGGTAAAAAGTGTGCTGTTAAAGGTACGGCTCCATGTTGTAATGAATGTGGGTGTTCACTAAGTTTTAAAACCAGATCACTTGCCTCTGATTGTCCTATTGGTAAATGGGATGCTATTGCTACAGTAGAAGAAGAAGATGCATTAGAAAACCTTAAAGATGTGTGATATGTCAAAATTTACAGATAGACTGGCTACAGCAGGTATACTAGTAAATGATCCAACCAAAGTAATTACTACTATACCTAGTAATACAACTGCCGGTAATGGTTTATTTAATGCAATACATGATCCATGGGAAAATCCTCTAAAAGAAATAGAATTAAAAATCAAGAAGCTAGAAATAGAGAACAAGTTTTTAAGACTAAAGATGCTTTCAATAGAAGGTAAATTTTCTCAGGAAGAAGTAACTAATATTAGAAAGATGTTGATATCTGAAGATGAAGCATCAAGAACAGTAGCTGAATCAATAATAGACAATGCATGAATTGGCCAGAACTAGAATCTTTTCTAACAGATGGTATTGCTTCTCAAGGAAGACAGATCAGTTTGTATACTGGACAAGCAGGAGCAGATTACCTTGCACATGCAATGGCTATTGAAAATTCTGTTGGATTTGTAGAGTGGATGGAGAGCAGAGGTAAAGTAGATTCTGAGACAGCAAAAAGTTTGATAACTATGTTGAGATCAGAAGACATAGATAATTTTAACATAGCAATACTTGCTATAGAACAATTAAAGAAATGATAGTATTTAATGCAGATGATCATAGTTACAGAAGTATTGATGACAGTAACATTGATTGGATAAGTGTGACCACACTTGTTTCCCATTTTAAAAAACCTTTTGATGCTAAGAAAATAGCAGAGAAGGTTACTAAAAATAAGAACTCAAAATGGTTTGGTATTGATCCAGTATTAATACAACAGATTTGGACTAATGAGGGTGACAGATCAACTACTCTTGGTACATGGTATCATAATCAAAGAGAAGATGATTTATGTTCATTAGCATCAATTGAAAGAGAGGGTGTTACTATACCTATATTCAAACCTTCTGAAGTTAAAGAAGGTATTAAAGTAGCACCTAATCAAAAACTAGAACCAGGCGTGTATCCAGAACATATGGTCTATTTAAGATCAGCCGGTATCTGTGGTCAATCAGATTTAGTTGAAGTAGTCAATGGTAAAGTAAATATCATTGACTACAAGACTAATAAAAAAATAGATATGCAATCATATGTAGATTGGGAAGGTAAATCTGAAAAAATGGGATTTCCTGTAGACTCACTAGATGATTGTCATTTTTATCATTATGCTTTGCAACTTAGTATTTATATGTATATTATACTGAAGCATAATCCAAAATTAAAACCAGGAAGAATATTTGTTCATCATATTACATTTGAAGTAGAAAGAGAAGATAATTGGGGATATCCTATAAGTAAGTTAGATGAAAATGGAGAACCCATTGTAAAAGAAGTTACACCAATTTCAATACCATATTTAGTAGATGAAGTATTAGCAATTATTCATTACCTTAGTGATAACAGAAATAAAATTAAAAAGAAATGAGTTTTACAAAATTATTTGATGTACAGAATGGAGTAGTAATTCCTACTGAACATTGCTACACACTAAAGGCTCTGAAAGATGTAATGGATGAATATCCAGATGAGTATCTTAAGATATACATGTATTTATTCTACATGTGCTGTCCAAATCCAGATATGAATCCTTTTTTCTTCACACCAGACATAGATAAAGAATCATTAATCCTAGAACAAATTGATGGAGATTTCTCTACTGAAGATGACACAATCTTTGCAGCACTTAGATTCTGTGAAAGAATGTATGAAACACCAACATCCAGAGCATATAAAGGTATTGCATCTATGCTAGATAGATTAGGAAGATACATGGAAACTAGTCAGATTACTACAGGTAGAGATGGTAACTTTAACTCTCTGCTTGCTGCAGCTAAAAACTATGATGCAATTAGACAGTCTTTCAAAGCTACTTATAAGGATCTTCAGGAGGAACAACAAAGTAAAGTAAGAGGTGGACAAGGACTAGCATATGACATGTAATGAGTGAAATTTATCAAGATATACCAACCTATGAAAACGGAAACTGGACAACTACAAGTTTTGATTCCAGAGAGGACTTCACTAAGTTTATCTTTGGAGTATTTAAAGAACCAGGAGAATATAAATTTAATGAAACTACCAATAAGGTTTTCATATCTGAGTCAACAAAATTTAAAAAAGATAGAGTATATTGTACAGCTCCCTTTAAATCAAAAGACTACATAAGTTATTGGGATGACCAAAAGACTAAATGTCGTAAAGGTATTATAGTTAAAGATGGTGATTTAACCTGGTTTGTTTGTAGAGAGTATTACATGTGGCTAAACTTTCTACCAATCTTTGATAAGGAAGAACAGAACTTTGGTTTTGCTAAAATTAGGGATGCCCAATATCATTTGGCACTCTATGAACTTCTATCAGAACTTAACTATAAACATGCAGCTATATTAAAGAAACGTCAGATTGCATCTTCTTACTACCACATGGGTAAGTTTATAAATCAGCAATGGTTTGAGGCCGGGGTTACTCTTAAGATGGGAGCTAGTCTTAAAGACTATATTAATGAGAAAGGATCCTGGAAGTTCTTACAGGAATATGCTGCATTCTTAAATGAACATACAGCATGGTATAGACCCATGTCTCCAGATAAGGTAATGATGTGGCAACAAAAGATTGAGGTCAGAAAAGGAGATAGAAAGAATGAAGTTGGTCTTAAAGGTACCATACAAGGTATGTCATTTGAGAAAGATCCAACAAATGGTGTAGGGGGTCCAGTTAAATACTTCTTTCATGAGGAGGCTGGGATTGCTCCTAAGATGGATCAGACATATGAGTATATGAGACCTGCCATGAGATCCGGTTTAATTACTACAGGGATGTTTATTGCTGCAGGATCTGTAGGGGATTTATCTCAGTGTAATCCACTAAAAGACATGATCATGAATCCTACATCTAAAGATATATATGCAGTGCATACTAATCTTATTGATGAAAAAGGTACAGAAGGTATGTCAGGTTTATTTATTCCTGAACAATGGTCTATGCCTCCGTATATAGATGACTATGGTAATTCACTTGTAGAAGAAGCAACAGAAGCATTAGAGAAACAATTTAAACAATGGAAAGATGAGTTGTCTCCAGAAGACTACCAGCTTCGTATATCTCAGCATCCTAGGAATATTAAAGAAGCATTTGCATATAGAACAGTATCTGTATTTCCTCCACATCTTCTTGCTGCACAAGAAAGAAGAATAGAAGAAAAAGAATATGGTTTTGAATATCTAGATATATCTACTGATGTAGATGGAAAACCTGAAGTTACTAAAAGTAACAAGAGACCAATTATGGAATTTCCAATAAATAAAAAGACGGAAGATAAAACAGGATGTCTTGTTGTTTGGGAAAGACCAATAGCAAATCCAGAATTTTCAACATACTATGCATCTGTTGACCCTGTGGGTGAAGGTAAAACTACAACCTCAGAATCTCTTTGTTCTATTTACATAATGAAGTCTCCTATTGAAGTAACCAAACACACTGGTTCAGAGACTGAAACATATATAGAACAAGGTAAGATTGTAGCAGCTTGGTGTGGTAGATATGATGATATAAATAAAACACATCATCAATTAGAACTTATTATTGAATGGTATAATGCATGGACACTTGTGGAAAATAACATATCCTTGTTTATTCAATATATGATTCAAAGAAGAAAGCAAAGATATCTTGTACCAAAGAGTCAGATTATGTTTCTAAAAGATTTAGGATCTAATAATAATGTATTTCAGGAGTATGGTTGGAAGAATACAGGAACTCTTTTTAAAGCACATCTTCTAAGTTATGCTATAGAATATACTAAAGAAGAACTAGATCAAGAATTAAAACCAGATGGAACAGTTGTAAAAACTACATATGGAATAGAAAGGATTCCTGACCCTATGTTAATCAAAGAAATGAGAGAATATGCAGATGGAGTCAACGTGGATAGACTTGTATCTTTTGCTGCTCTTGTATCATTTATGAAAATACAGGAATCAAATAGAGGATATGCTAAAAGAACAATTATGGATGATGTAGCCAAAAACTTGCAAAAGTCAGAAAATTTGTTTAAATTAAATAAGAGTCCATTTAGACACATGGGTGGAAAAGGTATGAAAAGTACTATGAGTGGATTTAAAAAATCTGCATTTAAAAATATTAAATAATAGTTATGCAAATATATAACGCATTACAAGCTAAAAAGGGTGCTAAGACTGAACAAAATAGGTTAGGTAGTATAACTCAACCATTACAGTTTTTACCTAAAAAAGACAAAACAGAAGAATGGGCTGCATGGAATCTTGACTGGTTAGAATGGCAAGGATTAAAACAAATCCGTAGAAATGCTAGAAGATTGATGAAAAATTATAAACTATCAAAA